GATTTGTTGTATGAAGTGTGCACAGATAGGTTTCACAACTTATGAGATATTGAAAACAGCACACCAATGCAAGAATGAAGCAATAGATATTCTATATGTTCTACCAACAGCAGATGATGTAAAACGATTCTCTGGCGGAAAAACTAATAAGATTATTGCTCAAAATCCTATATTACAAACATGGACTACAGATAAAGATAGTATAGAGCAGAAACAGTTTGGCAATAATACTATATACTATCAAGGTTGTGTAGATGATACTACAGAAGTATTAACCAGTGCGGGTTGGAAAAAATACAATGAAATTTCTATAGGAGAATCATTGCCAACAATAAATATAAAAACAAAGGAAGTTGAGATTGATATACTATTGGATTTATTGTTCCATCTTTTCTTACAAATCTTGATTTATCATATGCAGTCCAGTATGAACCTTCTGCAATAACCCATCCTAGCATTTCAACAAAAGAGTAATAAAACTATTGACGCTTTTCAATATCTAATTGCATTAATTGGCAAAGGATCAACTGTAAGATTTAGAACTAAAATAAATTCTTTTAGTAAAAATAAAATTGGTGAAATTAGTATTAAAACAAGTAAGGATATACATAAGTACTCTATAAAACCTGTTCAGTACAAAGGTATTATGTGGTGTCCTACAACAACTAATGGAACAATATTTACAAGAAGAAATGGCAAAGTATGGATAACAGGACAATCATGGACTGAAAGAGCAGCCTTAATGATTACAGCAAAGAAACTTGTTGTAGATGAGTACGATAGATGTAAACAGGATATTGTAGAACAGTACGATTCACGTTTACAGTCTATAGCCAATCCACAAAAAGCGTTCTTCTCTAATCCTTCTATCCCTGATTTTGGAGTCCATAGATGGTATCTTAAATCAGATCAAAAGAAATGGCATATAACACACTCATGTAATGAAACATTTATAATGGATGAAAACTGTATAGATTATGCAAATGAAATATATAGATGTCCTCATTGTAAAAATGAAATAAATGAAGAAGAAGTAAGAAATGGCTCATGGATTGCCACAGCAAAAGGAGAGTGGTCTGGGTATTGGATTCCTCTATGGATTGCTCCTTGGATGTCTGCAAAGAACATAACAAAGATGAAGCGTGAAAAAACGCCTGAATACTTTGATAACTTCGTAGCAGGGCGACCTTTTTATGGATCAGGTAACAAGGTTATGCCTGAAACTATCTATCAAAATGTTTCTAGTATTGTCAACGACCAATCAGGAACAATTATAATAGGAGTAGATACAGGGCTACCTATACACTATGCCATAGGAAACAAACAAGGTATATTCTATTATGGAAAGTGTGATGACTATGATACATTGGAAGGATTTTTAAAACGATGGGATAACTCCATTATAGTATCCGATCAAGGAGGCGATCTTATAGGTATTCGCAAATTACAAGAAAAGTATCCTAGTAGAGTATTTCTATGTTATTATCGTGCAGATCGTAAGACGCAAAGACTTATTGATTGGGGGCAAGGATCAGAATATGGAAAGGTTACAGCAGATCGTAATAGACTGATGCAATTACTTATTGACGAATTAGGAGATAAACGTATTACTTTATGTGGTACTAGAGAAGATTATGATGGTCTTGTAGAACACTTTGGTAATATATATCGTACTAAAACTGAAAACGCATTAGGGATTATGGAGTACAAATGGAAAAGAACAGGTGCAGATCACTGGGTACATAGTCTTATATATTGGCGTATAGGTATGGATAAATATAGTGAAAGCATGGCAGAAGTTGTCGGTTCTGATATGTTTGCAGGTTTACCAATAGGGCGATTTTTTGAATAATGACTAAGTCAACTAAAATAGAACTCACAGATGAAGATGCTATGTTGTTTATGAAGTTTCAACAATACTATGATGTTATTGGATACTTGATAGGTTTTATGGAATCAACAGGTATGTATAATATTAAAAATTCATCGATAACTATTGACATAGATAAAGATGGTATTGTACAACATACTTCTATAACTAGACACTTTAGAAAATAACTTGCATGATATTTTACTATATGATATAATGTATGTAGTTAAATAAATATTAAATTGCCAACGTAACGAAACGAGGCTGTCCCCAAAAAGGCAGTCTTGTTTTTATTTTATAATATGGATCCAGTACAATTAAACGTTCTAGGAGTACAAGAATTGGTAAACAGTCCAATAAATAAAACATCAAAAAACCCACAATTAGATAGTGAAGGTGTTATTGGCAATTATGTTAACAATTTGTCTATTAATCTTACTGATGAAGAATTAATACTGCTATCAAGAACTTGGGAATCATCATACTCATCATACGAAGAAAAGTTAAAACGCAGACAAGAATTAAACTATAAATATTACTTAGGAAGGCAAGATCAAGCAGATGGTAACTCTGAAAAAGTTGTGCCATCTAACCTTATATTTGAAGCACAAGAAACTTTTATTCCTGCTGCACTAGCAAAGAATCCTACACCTGTTGTATATCCAGCAAGTCCAAACAAAGAAGCAGAAATTGTAGCAAAGAACATAAAGACAATGCTACAATATCACGCAGACGTTTTAACACTACGAAGAAAGTTATCTCTTGTTGTAAGACATTGGAGTACTTATTTCCTTGGCGTAGTAAAACATGGCTGGGATGATGTAGTAGAGGATATAAGTATGGATGTTGTTTTGCCATCAAATCTTATACTAGATCCCGATGGATCAATAGATTCTTATGGTAACTATACAGGTAACTACTTAGGAGAAAAGAAAAAATCAACAGCGGCAGATCTTATTGCTATGTTTGACTCGGAATATACACCTAACAAATTATCATCAGAAAAGAAAGCATTTATTCTATCAAGTGTAGACAATAAACTAGGTACAACAATTCAATATACAGAATGGTGGACTAATGAATATTGTTTTTATACTTACAATGGTATAGTCCTTGATAAACACAAAAACCAATTCTATAACTATGATGTTACAGAAGAACAAGAGGCAACAGGAGAAGGCGAAGAAGCAGAACAAACAGTAACACCAGGAAAGAACCACTTTGGACGTCCTAAAATGCCATATACGTTTCTAGGTGTATTCTCAACAGGACAACACCCACATGACGATACATCTCTTATTGAGCAAAATATACCAAACCAAGATCTAGTTCTATTGCGTATTAAACAGATCAATAAAAACCTTAACGTATCAAATAACTCTCTTGCACTTTCTGCTGAAAATTTCAACAATGAAACAGCAAAACAAGCAGCAGATGCAGTAGAAAACGGGCAACCAATACTTGTACCAAGAGGTAAAGCGATACGTGAAGCAGTAGAAAGATTGCCAGCACCAAATATTCCAGGCGATGCTTTCAATCAACTACAAGACATGACTACACGTCTACGATCTATCTATGGAACATTAGGTATAAGTGGAGCAGGTGGCGTACAAGAAAAAACAGTACGAGGACAAATACTCAACCAGCAACAAGATAACTCTCGTATTGGTGGAGGAATAGGAGATGCACTAGAACAAGTAGCAGACAACATATTTAATTGGTGGGTGCAACTTTACTACGTTTTCTATGATGAACCTCACTATGCGTCAATATTAGGCAAAGGAAGGGCATTAGAATACATAACACTACAGTCTGCAGATATTACAGAAAAAGTTATTGTATCAGTAGCCCCTAACTCAATGAAGCCACATGACGAGATCACAGAGATTAATCAAGCACTTGATCTTGCAAACTCTGGATGGCTAGATCCTCTATCATTGTTTGAAAGACTTAATGACTCTGATCCAAAAGAAACAGCAAAACGTGTTGTTATGTGGAAAACAAACCCTCAACAATATGCAGCATTATATTTCCCTGATGTTGCACAACAGCCACAGCCAAGTATGCCAGAAGAAGGTATGCCAGAAGATCAGAATATCCCTGCAGATACTGGAGAATCATTATCAGCAAATCCTGCATCACCTGAATTATCGCAAGTACCTCTTAATTCATCAGGTATGCCAAGTATATAAAATGACACCAGAACAACACAAAAAACAACTCGAATGTGAGGACGACACAATTAGAGGAACAGAAGATAAAACAGTAGATTTTGAATAAAAGTTAAACATTATATAAGTCCGTTCTGGGTGTGGACAATAACAAAACCCTGTTATAACATAACGTCTTTCTCTAGTTCGCAGACATTAAAGAACGAGCCGATAAAATGGAAAAATCATCATTCGATGACTTTGTGAATAATTTGCCAAATGCCGAAGAGGGATTTGACATAAATAGTGAGATAAATCCAACACTATCGGAATCACAAACCGAAAACAATGGAGATACAACTGTTAATGATAACCTTTCTGATGAAGAAAATTTACCATTTAACAAAAACCCAAAGATTAAAAAATATATTGAGCGTCAAGTTCAAAAACATCTAGAATCATCTATTGGGAAACAGCAACAACTTGCAAAACCTCAAGCAGTACAGAGTAGAGAAAATTCTGCTGTACCACCAGAGTGGATTGCTATGTATGGAGATGACGAGCGTTCTCTTAAAGCATGGGAGTATAATCAATCAATTCTTTCACGAGAAATTGAAAAAGCAAAAGATGATTTATTAAAATCTATTGAGCAGAAAGAAAGTACACTCAAGCAACGTGAATCTGAAATAGAAAACTTTATTGAAGAATCTATCGAGTCAATCGAAGAGGACAACAATATAACTCTATCAAAGAAAGATCGTCAAGAGTTTCTTGACCTCGTACAACGAATATCCCCAAAGAATAGTGATGGAGATATTGTAAGTTTTGCTGATTTTGGTACAACTTTTGAAATCTATAAACAAATCAAATCAAAAAATGTGCCGAATAACTCAGTTAATAAAGCACTAGCAGCACGATCTTCTGCATCATCAACACAAACTGAAATAAAAACACAACCAAAAGGTTATGTATCAGGTATGGGTTCTCAAGGTGTACGATCAATGATAGGGCTTGAATAATTGAAATTTAATAACTAATTAATATAAATAATATATGCAACCTAATGTAAATATTACAACAACAACAAACCAGTACTTGGCTCCTATGTGGGTTGACTTGGTTTTGCGTGATAACTTTTTCTTTGGAGAAATCCTTAAAAAAGTAAAATCATACGAAGGTTCACAAATGCTTTTCCCAATTAAATATCAAAAGGGCGTGGCATCTGTTGCTTTCAATGGTTTTGATGTTCTTCCAATTAACCAACAACCAGTGTCTGTTAACATGACTTTCTATCCTACATTCGTAGCGACAAACGTTGCTCTTGCAGGATCAGATCTATCACAAAACAATACTAAAATGAAAGTACTTGATCTTATGACAACTACTATGGAATCTCGTGCACAAGATGCAGCAGATGACATTGGTAATATGTTCCAAGGAGATGGTACAGCATTTGCTGGTAAGGCTCCAGCAGGTCTAGGAAACATTGTTGATGATGGATCAGTTGCTTCAACTTATGGAGGACTATCACGTGCAACATACAATGGTCTTAACGCTACAGTTACTTCAACAAGTACAATCTCACTTCTTAAAGTGCGTCAACTTGCAAACAGTATTTCTGATGGTGGAGTACGTCCAGACTTTGCTCTTACAGACTACAACACATGGTCTTACTTTGAACAACTTTTGATGCCATTCCAAAGAAATATGTACAATGGAGGTAAAAACACAACAGAATCAGGATCAGGATATGACACTCTTAACTGGGATAACATTGTTATTTCAAAAGATAAGAAAGTTACATCTGGTACATTCTACCTTCTAAACACAAAATTCCTTTCATGGTATGGCTTAAAATGGTGGGAAGGTTCAACAGTTTCTGTTGCTGCTAAAAACATCGTTGGAAACGTTTATGGTGAACAACCATATTCACAAACAGGTAAAGCATTCTCATGGACTGGATGGATTCGTGCTTACAACCAAGGAGCAATCAATGGTTTCATGATCCTCGGAGGACAACTTATCTGTACAGCACCATTCCGTCAAGGAAAACTTACCGACATCACAGGTTATTAATAGTCGTATTTTTATTAATAATATGATATAATAAAGATATGATTCTTTCTCAATCAAAACAGTATGATCCTGCTGCTTCACTAGGAGTAGCAGAATCAATACAAGATAAAGTTGCAATTTATTCTGATGCAGGTGCTCCAGCATTTGTAGCAGCAAAAGGTTCTCTTTATCTACGCACAGATGGTTCTTCAACTTCAACACGTGCTTACATCAATACTGATGGAAACACAACTTGGACTGCAGTAACCACTGCTGCTTAAACTTTATTAATTTAATTCTAAACAAATTATGTCTCGATTAACAAACAAAGGACAAGGTGCTCCAATCTCACTTTTCACAAAGTCAACAGACGCAAGTTTAGTAACTGCGTGTGGTCAACGTTTTGATCTTGAAGATGGACGTGAAGTAGTTATTGTTAAGGCAGGTGCAGTTGACTTGGTATCAGGTAAACTCGTACAGGCTCCAGCAGTTATCGCAAACCACGTTAACCTTGTAGTTACAGCGTATGCTGCTGCTAATGTACAACTTGGTACACCAGCAAAAGTAACTGTAACTCTAGGTGCTACTGCTGCTACTGAAAATCAATACGCTCAAGGTTATCTTATCGTAAACGATGGTGCAGGAGAAGGTCAATCTCTTAAAATTACTGGTAATACTGCTGCTCTAGGTGCTGCTTCATGTGTGATCTCACTAGAAGACGCTCCAGTTACAGCAATTACTACAGCGTCAAATGTTTCACTTATCGCTGATCTTTACAAAGATGTTATCGTTGCTCCTACAGCACGAACAAGTAAAGTTATTGGTGCAACAATTTATCCTATTTCTATCGGTGAATATGGATATATTGCAACAAAAGGTGTTGTGTCTCTATTGGCAGATGGTGTTGTAGCAACAGGTGTTGCTGTTTCTCCATCTAATGCTGTTGCAGGTGCTATAGAATCAGGTGTTATCGCACAAGGTTTTGTTGGTACAACAGTACAAGATACTGTAGATACAGAATATCGTGCAGTTTCTATTGATCTTTAATTTTAATTAATTCTAAATCAGTTCTAGTCCCTTACTTCTGTAGGGGAACTGGACGGGTTTAGAACCCGAGAGGAGTCGTTGCCTCTTTATAAAGTAAATAAAAAATATAGTATGAATCAAGAAACATACACACTTCCTGATGAATTTGATGGCGTATTTCGTTTTACAAATTTCACTGACGAAGATTTTACAACTCTATGGAATGGTAAAGAATATACTTTTCCAAAGCAATCAACATCACCAATGATTATTTCTGGAGAATCTCTAGAAAATATACAAAACATTAGAAAATTGTTTGCGAAACGTCTGGCTAAAAGAGAATTTTATAATGGTTCAAGATACGAAGAACTCAATGGACTTACACAAAAGTCTGGAGGTATCCCACCACTATTTAATGAAGATAAAGAATTTGAAGGATTTATCCAAAAATGTCTTGAACCTCTACCAGTCGCACGTGTAACAGTTAAAGAAAAAAAGAAAGAACAAATATCAGTATCAGAGTATACAAAAGTTGTGGGCGATAAAGAAAGTCTAAAAGCCAATGCAAATGATATGGGTTCTCAATTAGACTCACTACCAGAATAATCGTTAATTATTATGCAATTACTCTCAAAAAATGAAATAATACAAAATAAAAATATTGAGAAAAAGTTGCAAATGGACAATGGTGTTAAAATTGCAAAAAAAGTAGACGAACTACGCAATACATTATCCATAGAGGAATCTAAACTTGCTACATTTAGAGATAAAACTGTCGCAGAAGTTACGCAAGAAATTGCACAACTAATCGACAAAAAGTCTAGTGTAGCAAGTGAAATCCTTGCTCTTGAAGTTGTCAAAGATCGAATGCTTCTACCTGTTACTCTTGCAGAAAAAAGATTGCAAGAAACTAAAGAGAAGAATGAAGAAATTTTAAATGATATAATATCTTCTCGGAATGAATTTACATCTTTAAAACGACAAACACAATCAGAGATTAATTCTAATAAGTCTCTTATTGCACAAATAGAAAAACGAGAAAAGAAAGTAAGTGAAAATGAACACGCTCTAAACATCAAGGAAAAAGTTATAGAAGAAAAACTATTTGATATACAACAAACTAAAAATAATTTAGAAACAGAATATCAAACAAAATTAAAAATTTTGGACAACAAAATAATTAATGCTGAATACGCTGAAAAACATTTTAATGACTTTATAAGTAATCTAAAACAAAAGGAAAAAGAACTAGATATTCTTTTACTAAGATATGGGAACAATAGATCAAAATAGTAGATGGATTGGATTAGGTTTTGTACAAGGAACAGAAAGACTTGTTATGCCTATTGCAATCAATCCTACTAACAATAAAATACTTATTGAAATAATCCACGATCAAGTGCTATGGATCCTTTAGTTGCTATAAGTGAAAATATACGCATTGATGAAAATACACGTCAAGCAGCAGCAGCAGTAACCAATGATAGTAATAAAACAATAACAACATTAACAACAGATAGTATAGTAGGCTTACCTTGCCTTAGAGTAGAGTTATAAATATGGCTAAAATGGAACAATCAACACAAGTACATACACGCACAGGAATCATCACATCTGCTGGTGTTCTTTTGCCTTCTTTTCAAGATAGACGAGAAATTATTATACAAAATTTAGGTACAAATCCGTTATTTGTTAAGTTCGGAAATGACGCATCTGTGTCTGATTTTGATGTAATTTTATCAGGTGGCACTGCAGATGATGATGGTTTAGGAGAAAAAGCATCATATAACTATGTATCATATGTAGGTGTTATTAGTGTTGCTGGTACTTCTGTACGTTGTACTGCAACAGAGTTTTAATATATGTTTTTTAGTAGACCAACAAAAGGTGGAATGGTTATAGGAGATCCTGTTATTGGAGCAACACCAAACCTATTCCTATATGTAGACAATGCAGGCGATCTATACCAAGATGCTCTTGCTACTCGTGATTCTGTAACAAACGAAACATATATTGGTTATCGTACAAGTGGAGGAGATTTTTCAAACGGATTTCACTTAGGAAATATCTTAGGTGGAGCATTATCAGATGGTGCTGCATTCCAACGTCATGATGCAGTAAACGATAACTTTACATTTATCGGTACTGTAGACTCGACTCCTTTTGGAGGAAGTACAAATGCACTTTTAGGAGGATATGCAGACCTTGTAAACGGAATAACTTCTGTATTTACAGTAGATGAAGTAGGAACTGATTTAACATATGATAACTCTGTACTTGGAGTAGCTAGTCAGGTCACAGTAAATGATACAAATGCAACAATCCAATATGAAGATGCAGACCATAATGCAAGAACTCAATATGAGTCTAATCGTATTCAGTCACGCTATGAAGATGCTACAAGCAATGTAATCACTAAAGTTATTCTTGACACAAATGGAGTAGAACTTAACTACCAAGACGGCATCGGAAGTAATCACCTTTATGTGTACGATGACTCAATACGTGTAAGTACGCTTCAGGACGTACGAGATGACACTGGTTCATTCACACCTATCAACTTCTTATATACTGATGGAGTAGGTAAATTCCTTTCAGCACCTCTTTCAGCTATTACACCAAATTATCACTTCTACCACGAGAATTACGTCGCTGGACTTGATTCAAATGCAACAGGTATAAACTCAACAGCAATCGGATTCGGTGCTGTATCAGGAGGACAGAATTCGGTCGCAATAGCAGGTAACGTTGGAGCTGGTTCAGACTATTCTGTTGCCATCAATGGAACAGTAGCACCAGGTTGCACAAGTTCATTGGCAATATTTGGAGCAGCTAATGCATCAAGTGCAATAGCTATCGGAGGTAACTCATCTGGTATTGCATCAGCTTCATTCGGAGGTTCTGGAGCAGTCGCAGTGGGACCCGCCTCACTCGCACTTGCAACCAACGGTTCAAGTCTTGCATACGGAACACAGTCAGTAGTACTTGGAAACAATGTTACATCTTATTCATACGGAGAAGTAGCAACAGGTAAGGGAAACACTGTATACACACCAAACAGCGCAACTGGATGGGATTCTGCTGACAGAATATTCGTAGTAGGTGCATCTAACATAGACCCAGGGTCTGGAACAAACTATGATGCTTTCACAATTCTAAAGAATAGAAAGGTTGGAGTAGGTTATGATAACTTTGAAAACACTGTCTCTGATGCGAAGTTACAGGTTAATGGATATATTGGTCAATCTTATGGATTTATAGATGCCACTACTACCCTTACAACTTCAACCATCAAGGCAATAAATAAAATCAATGATAGTACTGGAAATATTGATATTACGCTTCCAGACCCAGCACTATTGTTCTCAAATAATATTACACCTCGTTTCACATTCAAATGTGTAAGTGGTTCATCTAATACAATTCGTCTTCTTCCTTTTTCAACAGAAACTATTGACGGAGCATCATCATTCACATTCACAAACGTAGCTAACCGACAATCAGTTGACGTCTTTACAGATGGAACAAACTGGTGGTTGATATAAACAATTAACAAAATAACATATAAACATAAATATATGGCATACATAAAACAATTTACAAACGGAGCAGGATTTACAGGAGAATATTGGAAAGTAACAGGTTTAGTAGTAAACAAATTATCAAATTTCTTAGAAATAACAGTATCATGTTACAAAGATAAAGCATCTCGTTTAGATGATAAATCACCTTTTGCAGTAAAAATGTTTTCTATTAAATTAGATGCTATTGATGCTACAAAAGATATTTTTGAACAAGTATATAAACTACTTCCTACATTAAAATCAACAACAGAACACGTATTATCTAGTAGTACTCCTTTCTTTGAAGGAGCAAAACAAGATTAGTTTGTAATACTGTAGGCTCCATCATAATTGGTGGATCCTATCAGTCTTATAAAAGACGTAGATTATAAGAATATATTAAAACATATGCAAGACTTACCACCATTTTTTAAAGAATACATGGAACAAAAATTTAGTGAATTACACACTAAAATTGATTCTGTATTTGAAACACACGACAATCAAATCATGGGTATTAAAAATGAAATACACTCAACAAAAGAAGACATAAAATGGCTTAATCAAAAAGTGTGGATGGCTATGGGAGCACTTGGTGTTATATCTATAGCAGGTGGAATATTTGCATCATATTTTAGAACACTCAATAAACAACAGATCGAAGAAGCAATAAAACCATTGGAACAAAAATCAGAAAGTGCACAAAATACAGCAGAACTAACAAATAAAACACTACAAAATATTATTAAAAGTTATAACATAAGAGTAGAATAACATGGAAAAATGCAACAATGGAGAAGGTTTTAAAGTCAATGGCAAATGTATACCTTATCGTAATGATCGACAAAAAGAAGGGTACAAAGATGCAGAAGTATCAGAGGCTAAAACAAATAGCAAAGTTATTAATAAATACATTGCAGAAAAGAAACCTACACTCAAATTAGAAAAAATAACATTGCCTAAAAAAGGAACTATTGTATTAAAGAAAAAAAGTACAGTAATGATTCCAAAAGGGAAAAATCCTGATTTAATAGCATAAAAAGTATAAATAGCATTATGGAAAATCTAAAAATAGATGAAAATAGTAGATGGGTGCTTGGTGCAGTAACTAATGATGGAAATAACGAAATTAGAAACGCACGAGTCAACCCTGTAACTGGAGCATTGATTGTTGAGGCAACAGTTACATCTACAAATACACAAATAGGCTCTACAATTCCAGGAGGAACAGCAGGTTCTGTTCTATTCTTAGGCTTGGGTGGAACATTGTCTCAAGATAACGCTAATTTTTTCTATGATGACACAAATAACTTTCTAGGTTTAGGCACAAATACTCCTAATGCTATGCTAGATGTGCAAGGTAGTGCAATCATCACAGGATCAACAGGGACACCAACTTTTGTATTAGGGCGTGATGGTTCAGGTAATTTATCAAACATTGTTCTAGGGGCAAATTTGACGCTTACAGGTGGTGTTTTGTCTGCTAATACATCAGGTGCTACAGGATACGATCAGATTCAAGACGATGGAACTAATGTAACACAACGCACAACTCTTAACTTTGTAGATTATTTTACAATAACAGACGCTTCAAGTAAGACAAATGTTTCAATAAATACGGCAGAACTTGGAGCAGATACAACACTTATATCTACACTTGAAACTAATATGGATCTTGCTAATATTTCAGGGCAAATTGATCTATCAACTCAAGTAACAGGAACATTATCTTCTACAAATATTGATATAACAAATCTTGAAAGTAATCTCGATTTAGCAAACATTGCAGGACAGATTAACTTATCAACACAAGTAACAGGTTCTCTTTCTCTGGCAAATGGTGGAACAGGTCAATCACTTACTGATCCAAACTATAATGCAGTCTATGTATGGGATAATACAACAAATACAACACGTCTAGCACAGTTATCAGGGATATCATATAACAGTGGAACAAATACATTAACAAGTACTGGAGGTGGTATTTCATTAAATACAATTTTACCTGTTTTTTCTGTTGCAAAAATTGCTTCTGATGATACATATATCTATAATGATATATCAAGTGGATCAGGTCTAACTCTAACAAGGTATAAAATAACTAATGGAGGATTACGTGTTTATAATGATAATGGAGCATTAACATACTGGCTATCTTCTAGTGTATATGATAGAGCAGGAACAGGTATAACAGCTTTTACGACATTAGGAGGATATATTTATATTTGGGCTAGAAAAATATCAACAGGAATTTATCATTTTTTACAAATTGATACTATAACAAAAACAATAGTTGAGATGACAATATCTGGAACAGCACCAGCACAAGCAACTTCATCAATTACAACTGATGGGACAAATATTTATATATCAACATATAACACAACTACAATTAATGTATATTCAGTATCAGGAACAACAATAACTTTTGTATCTACATTACCAGCAACAACAAATGTTGTTTACAATATTGGTTGCAATTTTTCTAATTTATTTACAGTAGAAAATAATGGTGGTTCAACTTACATTATACGAGAATATACATTATCTGGTACATTAATTAATACAGAAACAATAGGGTCTACTGCAACTATTATGGGATTTTTCATGCAAAATGGAAATTTTCAATATTATGGTTCTAATGTAGGAGGAGATGGTATAATTATAAATTCATATCAATAATTTAATATGCCACAACCAGTATTTATAAATCAATTTCAAAAAGGAGCGTCAGAAAATGCCAACATAGGTACTGGTCTTCTTTTGAATATTGAAACATACTCTAAAAAAGGAGTTGCACGTCTTGCAAAAGACTCTGTAAAAGTTTCAGGTTCTGTGGTTACTGATCTCCCTATATATTTCTGTAATCAAACAGAAACAGTATTTTTTGCACAAGGCGACACAGGGAAAGTGTATAAGTCAAGTGATAGTGGAGCAACATGGACTGATATAACTGATCCAGCAGGAACAGGACTAGGGCGAGGCTTAATATTCTTTGATGGATTTTTATATTCTTTTAGAGGTACAACACTATATGTGTGTTCTTCTCCTTTTACTTCTGCAAATTGGTCTGTATTCCAAACAGGTCTTAACTCAACAGGACATTTTCCTTTTATTTATCCTTCTGCTTATGGTTTTTATTTTGCTAATGGTAATAAAGTAGGATTATTGCAACAATCTACTACAGGAACTACAATAAATCCAGGCACACCTGCGACTTATAACTATACTAATAATATATTTGAATTGCCAAGTTTATATGAAATAACTTGTATGTCATTTTTGCCACCAAGTAATCTAGTATTAGGAACTCGTTCATCAGGTATAGGAAATGATACACAGATAGCAGATATAATAATGTGGGACACTATATCAAAAAACAAATTCACACCACCTCTACGTCTATACTCTAATGCTGGAGCAGGTGCTATGGGTGTTACGCAGATCATCAATAGAAACAATACTTGTTATGCAGTTACAGGAGGAAATCATGCTGTATTCCAAACAAATGGAAACACTTTTAATCAAATAGCAGAAATAGGGCTTCGTACAAACTACAGTAAAGCAACAGGAGAACAAGCAACAACACCTGTATTCTTAGATCAATACCCAAGTGCTATTGCTATGCTAGGGAACAAACTTTTAACTGGGGTATCTTCATCTATTGCTTCTTATCCTGATTCAAGTTATGCACTGTTTCCTTTAGGTGTTTGGTCTTTGGCTTTCATGGATGACGATACAGCAATTCAATGTGAGTTTACAACTTCAAATGATATTATAAGAGCAAACAATTATCAAATTGGTGCATTGCATACTATTTCAGAAGGACGCATACTTATTGGCTGGGGTTCTAATGGAGTATATGGTATTGATCGTACAGAAACTAAAATATTCCAACCACAAAGCGATGTTGTTGCTATCGTAAGTCCTATGATGGAAATAGCAACACCTATTAAACCTTTTCCAGCATTTCAGACTATAGAAATAAACTTAGTGCGTGATCTACTAGCAGGACAAGAGATTAAAGTTTTTGCACGTACAGCATTTGACAAACCTTTTACACTATTAGAAACATTCACAACAACAACATGGACTGATAGATTGAGTGCATTGAAAGTTGTAAAAAATCCACTCGGTAATTCTCAATTTGTACAAATAATGGTTCAGATGTCTTCTACTGCTCCAAGTGAATTTTGGACTCCAGAAGTGAGAACAATCATAGTAAGTTAAATGAGTTAATATATGGACGAATCAAGAATTAAACAACTTATACAACAAGAAATAGCAAACTATCAAACAACATTTGCTGCAATTTCTGTTACTCCACATATTCACAATGGATCAGATAGTCCACAGATACGATCAAGTAATTTAATTCCTTATGACTTTATAGATAGTTTACAAACAAGTGGAGGTAACCTATTGCCAGGATATGAAGGACAAATATATTATAATCCTAGTACTGGAGATCAATATATATATCTTGGTGGGAAGTGGAATATAATTAGTTTAAAAGCATCAGGATTACAAGCATATCTTAACGCAAATCAAACAATACCTGATAATGCACTTACTACTATTATTTTTGATTCAGTCTTATATGATCCATTAAGTCAATACAATGATACAACAGGTATATTCCAAACTTATGGATTTTATCTAATACACGCACGAGCAACTTTTGACGCTACTACTTTTGCAGGAAATCCAATAGAATTAAGTATATGGAATGAAGACTCAAATATACCACTGGCAACGTCATATACAATAGATTCAGGAGACACTATTACTGCTCAAGTCTCATACATGGCAAATATGTCAATAGGAGTATCAGTAAAAATTAAACAAACAAGTGGTGCATCAAAAGACCTGTTGTCGGGGTTAGAAAATACATCATTGTATATTAAAAATTTTAGTAATGTAACATAAAATAATATGAGAAGTTTCCAATCAACAAATATAAATACACCAACAGACTTAGTTCACTACTGGGGTTCTTTGACGCAAAATACATCACAAGAAAACCTTACACTAGGTAAAACAATGATACAAGATGCTTATAGATATTTACTTCAAAAGTATTATTTTAACGAAACATCTTACTCTATACAAACTGTATCAAACCAACAAAAATATAAATTTCCATATAACTATTCAATTCTTAAAGACCTTACTATTACAGTTGGGCAACTTCGCTTTACACCTAAAGTTATATTGACTCGTGAACAATGGGACAATGTAAACTTTTTGCCATATACAGCAGATATTCCACAATATATATTTATATATGATGGAAATATTGAAATTTTCCCTGTTCCTTCTACAACAGGAAATACTATAACTTTTAACTATAAATTCAGAGTGCCTGATCTTTCAATGACAGATTACTCAACAGGAACAGTAAATGTAACAAATGGTTCTCCAACAGTTACAGGTACAAGTATGACATGGATTACAAACTATCTCCCAAGTGCAGGATCAGTATTAAAAATGAATCTATGGATTCGTTTGCCACGTCCAAAAGGAGACAATGAGTGGTACCAAGTATTAAGTATAGACAGTGAAACATCGTTGACATTAGTACAACCATATCAAGGAATTACTACGACAAATGCACCATATACAATAGGACAAATGCCTGTTATACTAGAAGATTTTCACGATTTATTGGTATATAGACCATTAACAATATACTTCTCAACAATACAACCTAATCCAGCAAAACAGTCAGAATTTCAATCAAAATATAATGATGGAATAGAAATGATGGATAATTATGTCGGCGAAAAAGTTTTGAACGTCAATCTTTCAGTAACACCACAACCAATTAATCCTAATTTGTTTATCTACAAACCTTAATAAAATTTAATAAACCTTAATAATTTTATTAAAATATGATATAATATAACTATATGGCATTCTTCAATACACAATCTAATAAAGTACCTAAAGAGCAAAACAACGGGATTTTTTCTTCTCCAAAAATGGGAATTAAATATGCGTCAAATCTAGCGTATAACACAAAATGGAAACCACAAGGAGGAGTACCTGGTGTTAATATGTCAGTAGATACTAATGCACAACCAAAACCTCAAAGTTCTTACTCTATTACAAAACCACCTATTACACAAAATACAGGTTCTTATGCTGTAAATAAACCAAGTAATACAAGTAATACTGGTATGATGAGTATCACACAACCAAAACCACTTTTAAATACTTTTCAAACAACACCACAGGCTAGAGGGCAAGCATATGAACAAGCAGGACAAATGACAGATTGGGAAAGAGCAGCAGCAGAAAATCTAGCAAATGCAAAAGGCATGGAAAACTTTGGAAGATTTGCCCCAAATGCAGAGGCTCCTTTTTATGCAGGTGCAGGACAAAAACAAATGGAAACACTTATCACTAGACCTGATCTAGTAGGACGTGCAGGATCACAAGAAGACTTATACAATAAGTTTGCTAATCTTTATGGTACGCAATCTAATATAGGGCTACAAGCAGCACAAACAGCAGCAGAACGTAACGCAGGAGTACAAGGTAATTTATTCCAAGCATCTATGCCTAAAACTATATCACCAACAGATAGTTTATATAATCCACTTACAGGAGCAAATAGTGCAGGAGGTCAAGGAGATAGACTTGTTCGTGCTGCAACAGCACAAGGGCTACAAGACACTGTAAAACAGTATACGCAAATGGCTCCAATGTTTAGTCAAATATCTAGTCTTGAAGGTCTTGTTGCAAACAAAATGAAAAGTGCTGGACTTAATCCAAATGATATAAATAAATTCAACCAATTTGTACAAAATGTTGCATCTAATACTTCTGATCCTGACTATGCACAATTTCAAACATATCTAAAATCTCTCGCAGGTAAATATTCACAATATATTGCTGGTGGTGGTAATGTTACAGACCAAGTTCGAGAAGGTGTAGGACATATTCTTGATGGAACAGCAAACGCAGATACCATCGCAAAAACACTTGAAGCATTAAGAAATGAAGCAAATGCTGTACAAAGTTCTTATACTGATCTAATTCAAAATCAACAAGGTGCATTAAATCAAGGACAAGGTTATGTCCCTACAGGTTCACACTCTACTGGAGGATCGACAGGAGGGAATTTTAATGATTCATTTTCTGCTAATGGGTACTAAATATGGATAATCTAAATATATTTAAAGGATTTGAAAAACCTTTACTAAAACAACAAGAACCAACACAGCCAGTACAGCAAGCACAACCAGTACAACCTATACAATCTGCTCAACCAACACAACAACCTAAAGAACAATACGACAGAGGGGCTATTGCTATTGCTCGTGCTATTCGTAAACAAGAATCTGATCATAACTATGATATAGGGCTTAATGGAAATAAACCAGGAGGGAGTGGCGAAATAGGAGCATATCAATTTATGCCTGAAACTTATCGTTCATTAGCAAAAAAATATATTGGAGATGAAAATGCTCCTGCTACTCCTAAAAACCAAGACGAATTAGCATATAGACAAATAAAAGAATGGAAAGACAAAGGTTATACACCTTCTCAAATTGCTGCAATATGGAATATGGGAGAACCTAATTTTTTAAAAAATGGTGGTTATGAAAATTGGGCAGGAGTAAATCCTGAAAGTGGTATACAATATGACACTCCAAGTTATGTAAACAATGTAATGAGAAATTTTACAGAAATTGCAGAACAAGATAAACAAAGAAATGCTAGTCAAATAAATAATACTAGCCAAGATCAAACTGGCACAATACTAAATGAAGAAAAAAATAGTGATTCTAGTTTGTTAAATCCAATTCTAGGTGCTGCTATGCCACTTGCATTAATAAAACCAAAAGACATTGGAGGTGCTGTAGTTGGTGCAGTTAAAGATATAGGAAAACGTGGAGAAGATGTAGGAGGTGCTATTATGGATACTTTACGAGGTAAAATTAACCCTATTTCAGGACTTTTACAAACTGGAGGAGGTATTGCTGGTGCTATTGGAGATGTTACAAATAGAGCATTAGAAGTTATACCAGGTGTTAAACAAATAGAAGGTCTAATAGGTCAAGGTTTTGGTAAATTAGCAAATACAGAAGTTGGGCAATCAATACTTACAGAATTAAAAGACCAAGCAGAAAAACATCCTGAACTTGCAAAAGATATGGAAGCAGGATTTAATATTGCAAGTGCTTTGCCAATATTAAAAGGTCTAAGTGTTGCAAAAAATGTAGGTATGGACGCTGTTGCAAGTGGTCTAAAAGAAACAGCAGAAAAATCTTTTACTAAAGATCTAACAACTATACTTGAAAAAAATGCAAAAGGAGGACAGTTATTAAAACGTAATCCTGATCTAGTAAAAACCATATTAGAAGAACGTGCTTTGCCTGATATTGAAGATGGAAAATTCGCAGTTAAAGAAGCATATCAAAAACTTTCTGATCGTATATCTGATATTGATGAAAATGAATTACAAGCAGCATTAAAAAAAGCAAATCTTCCTAATACAGAAAGTAGAATACCACTTGAACAGTACAGAAAAGAGGCGATTGCATTAGCAGAAGATGAGTTAAAAGACCCTGCATCTATTGAGCAATATTTTGATAGATTAAAAAAGAAATATGGTGATTATCCAACACTTGAACAAATGAATGAGGCAAAAAGAAAAGTTGCTAAAAATATATCACAAGCAGGTTTTAATTCTCCAACAATGAATACAGATAAAATTGTGCGTAGTACATTACAAAAATCTGTAGAAGATGGAGCACGGGCATTAGGACTTGCTGATGTTTTTGAAATTAATCAAAAAATGGCTAAATTAATACAAGCACAAGATGCTTTAAAAATTTTGAACAATAAAAAAATAGCAACTTCATTTATTGGAGATGCTACAAAAACTGGTGCTACTGTTGCAGGAGAAGCATTAGGTAATACTACTGGTGTTCCTTTTGCTGGTGCTATTGCTGGACGTGGAATTGGTGGCTATGTAGAAAAGAAAATGGCAGGAGGATTAACACGATCTATACTAGAAAGAACAGGGAAAAATGCAGTTCGTACAACACTACCAGAACTTAAATCAGGTGCTAAGGGATTATTAACAGGTTTAGGTATTAATAAACTTGCACAGAGTAAAAAGAAATCTAAAAAATAGAATTTTCTCCACCTGCTATATATCTTGCAATAAGATATATAATAAAAAAGAATAATATTGGCATATATATATTATGCGTAAAAAAAATTATTAGTCAATAAAGTTATCCACATATG